AACTGGAACGGCGTCACGCTACCGCTGCGAAGATGTTCAACTTTGATTTTGAGACAGCAAACTTCGGAGACAACTACGCCATCGTGGATTTGGAAAAGGTGGCGAGGGTGATGGCTTCGGATCACATTGCGGTCAAAACCTTGGAAGCAAGGAAGCGGGTCACCGAAGCAATTAAGGCCGTGGGGGCCATCGGCGGCGGTTATTTGTGGGATTATGTCGGGCTAGAAAAGCCGGTAACAAAAAGCGGTCAGGATGTCCGTGAGGTGTTTGGGTCGCTAAGAATTGTTTTAGACCAGCTTGCAAATCACTATTCTGTGTAAAAAAAGTTTGGTGGTTGCAACTGAATGTAGTATAAAAGGGTACGCTGCGAGAAACTACGCCACAAGATATTGAACCCGCCCCGCAACCCGTGGGGCTTTTTTTATGGGAAAATCATGCAAGGCCACATTCGTGAAATGGCTGCGCTTCTCCAGGGTATGGGGAGGGGTGGCGACACCATCCTAGCTCATATCAATCCCCAAGAGGCCATGTTGCTGGACGCGGTGACTGATGGCGGGTCAATTAATCCTGTGACGGGGATGCCTGAGTTCTTTATGGGCGGGTATGGCGACCCTGAAGAGCTAGGGATTGGAGAGCCAGGAGAAAATCCCCAAAGCACGGGCGGCGATAATCCGGGAGACCCTTATGGTGGGGATGACCCTACAGGCCCACAATTTGAAAATGAGTTTTTATCGTATCCCTTAAATTATGGGATTAGAGGGTTAGGGGCGCAATATGTTCCAAATCCACGCTACGAAATGCCAACCAATCAAGTTTGGACGAGAGGATACGGACAAACTGGTTTAATCGACAAATATGGTATAACTGGTGGATACACAGACCCAACCCCTGGACAACTATCAGCGTTAAACACTTACATCACAAACAATCCTTACCAAGCGCCGTCATCGTTTTTAGATACACTAAAGACTGCCGTGACAGGAGCTATAGAGATTCCGCCGAATATTGTCGGTGTAGACCTTGAATTTACTGGAAAAGATTTATTTGGTGGAGATTTAAGCCGCGCATTGGCGGGGCGTCCTGGCAACCAGCCAGCAATGTCGGCAGAAATTAACCCACTGGGAATTGTCGGTGGCGCGGCGGCTGACTTTGCTGGTGCGTTAGTAGGTGGAGCTATTTCCCCAACAGTCAACGTGGACACAAGCGGGAATGTTACCACGCACGGGGGGATTGGTAATACTATCGACCAAATCAGCGATTTTGTAGACAACCCGCCTGACATTGTAAGCGACATAACTAATTTGCCAGCCGAAATTGCGGACGTTCTTGGAATAACAACAACTCCCACCGATGAGCAACAAATAGCAAGCAATGCGGCCCCGTCGCCACTGTCCCTGACGATGGAGCCGCCAGCAACTATAAGCCCGGAAGCAAATATGCAGCCTCTTGGGAGTCCCGTAGACGTGCAACCCGCACAGACTATGCCAAACTTGGGGCCGATGGATGCGGCACCGCAGCCAGGCAACAATGCGCCCTATACAGTTGTGGATGAATTTTTAGATAAGACATATGATGTCGTTACGGGCATCCCGAATTTCATTGCAACCCTCCCTGATCGGTTAAGCCCAGCGAAGGCCTCTATTCCAGGGCAACAAGCCTCAACGAACACCGGCATCCCTCCTAATTATTTTGAGGAAAGCAACGACCCGTTTTTTCAGACACCGTTACAAATGACCTCTCCACAACAAGTGGCTGAACAGATCATTGCACAGCAAGAGTTAGTGAATGCCTTGACCCAGCCGGGATACACCAGAGCGGGACAGGGCAGAATTTACCTTTAGCACCCTTCGGGGCCAGCGGAGATAAATATGGGTAAGAGAACAACCTTTGAAAAAAGGCCAAGAGATTTTTATGCTACGCCAGCGGAAGCGGTAAGTCCTGTTGTTATTCATTTAACCAATGGGCAGACGTTTTACGAGCCATGTCATGGTGCCGGTGACCTGATCCAGCATTTAAAAAGCTACGGGTATGAATGCTCTGGGTCGGGTGATATAGCCGATGGGCAAGATGCTTTAAGCATAGAAGACGTTGAGGGTGATGTATTCATTACTAACCCGCCGTGGACTTGGAAGATACTAAACCCGCTTATTAACCACTTGTCGGGCATGAAGCCCACATGGCTTTTGTTAAATGCAGACCTAATGCACAACAAAAGAATGGCAAGCCACATGAGGGATTGTCAAAAGGTTGTCTCAGTAGGGCGCATTTCATGGATGCAGAATGGTGTGAGCGGGTTTGAGAACTGCGCTTGGTTCTTGTTTAATAAAAGGCACAACGGAAGCACAGAATTTTATGCACGGGCAGAGGGTAGTGGATTATTCCCCACTATAAAAAGCCATGCCGCGTAAGAATCCCGTGGGGCCACCAACATTTAAGCCAACAGACCAAGAGCGCGAACAAGTTGAACAGATGTCAGCGGTAGGGATACCGCAAGAATCTATTTGCAGAGTTATCCGTGACGGCATTGATGACAAGACTTTAAGAAAGCATTTCCGCACGGAATTAGATACAGCGGCGGCGAAGGCTAACGCGAACATAGGGAACACACTGTACAACAAGGCAATGGGTGGAGACACTTCGGCCTTGATCTGGTGGTCAAAGACACGGATGGGCTGGAAAGAAACAAGCGTTCAAGAGCATCAAGGCGGTGTATCTGTGAACGTCCAGTTAAATGCAGTTAAATCTTAAGGTTGATTTTCCAGAGGTATTTTCGCCTCTGATAAAGCCAGCCAGATACAAAGGCGCATGGGGTGGCCGTGGGTCAGGGAAGTCTTGGTTCTTTGGCCTGATGACGGTTATAGCGTTGCTTGAAGGCAAGCGGGTCGTTTGTCTCAGGGAAGTGCAAAACTCCATCAAGGACTCTGTTAAACAGCTTATTGAAGACGTTATCTTGCGTCACGGGCTGGAGAGTTTGTTCGATATAACGGAGCAAGAGATACGGGGGCCGCAAGGTTCAACGTGTATTTTTAGGGGGCTGCATAACTCAACGTCGGCGTCGATTAAGTCGCTAGAGGGCGTTCAGGTGGCTTGGCTTGAAGAAGCCCAGACGATTAGCCAGCGCAGCCTTGATTTGCTGACCCCGACGATACGGGCAGACGGTTCGGAGTTGTGGTTTAGCTGGAATCCTGTGTCCAGGCTGGACCCGATTGACAAGCTGTTGAGACGATACACGCCAGAGGATTCGATTATCATTGAGTCCAATTGGCGGGACAATAAGTGGTTCCCTGCCGCTCTAAAGGCAGACATGGACCGGGACCGCTCACAAGACCCAGAGAAGGCGGCTCACATTTGGGACGGGGAATACGCCTCTGTGACGGGTGGAGCGTACTATGCCGCGCTCATATCCGATGCAAGAAAAGCGGGACGGATTACAAAGGTCGAATATGACCCCGACTTGCCTGTCAGTAGTGCTTGGGACTTAGGCATTGGCGACAGTCTTGCCATTGTCTTATGGCAGCAAGTAGGGAACGAGATCAGAGTCATTAACCACTACGAGAACCACAGCCAGCCTCTGCCGCATTATGTGAAGTGGCTGAAGTCGCTGGACTACAAGGTTGAGCTTGATTGGTTGCCGCATGACGCAAGGGTCAGAGAGCTAGGCACGGGTTTGACTAGGGTTGAGGTCCTCAGACGAGAGAAGCGCAACGTAAAGATCGTGCCAGCCCACAAGGTAGACGATGGGATAAACGCGGTGCGGGAGCTTCTCCCGATAATGCACTTCGACGCTGACAAGTGCGAGTATCTCCTAGAGTGCTTGATGCAGTATCGGGAAGATTACGACGAGCGGCTTTTGACCTTAAAGAGTCGGCCTCTGCACGATTGGACAAGTCATTCAAGTGATGCGATGCGGTATATGTGCATGGCCTACCGTGAGGACAGACCGGAGCCTATTCGGAAGGTTCCAGAGTTTGTTGAGCGTGAGCCATTAACAATCAATGAGTTGTTTGGAGCCATTGATGAAAAAAGGACAGAGTTTTGAGTAATCAATCAAACTTACAGGCATCCATCCGCAGTGCGACAAGCACAACGCTGGATTTCAATGGTGACTTTATGAAGGAGTTTGACGATTCCTCGACGGGCGGCGTGACCTTCAACGAGAAGCTATTGGCGTGGATTAATGGCGAGTTGAGCGCAAGCCACACCAACATCAATGAGGCCATGCAAGCCTTCGCGGTGTCAAAGAGTCGGAACAACTGGAACGCGGTGACCTCGATATGAGTGATCTGTATCAACGGTTCCTGAGAGCCTTTTTCCGTAGGTTTACGGTATGAGCAATCAATCCCTGGTGCAACAGAGCGTCCGCGATCTAACAGGCACGGAGCTAACCTATATGGGGGATTGGCAAGCGTTGTTCGATCAGAACAGCATCCCGGCTGGGGCGTTTGCGGGTCGGATGTTGGCTTGGAAGAATGCCATGCAAAGCGCATGGGATAGTTCAATCTGGGACCGTTCTGAGTGGGGAGCGAACGCAGAGGGCTACACGAATTTGAACGAGGCGCTCCAAGCTATTGCCGCAGCGGAAGGCCGGTACAACTTTAATTCGGTGACTTCGATATGAGCGAACAAATTGAGAGCATGAAGGAATATGAGGGTTCGGCTGGCATGGCCCGCTATTGGGACATTGAGTTGAGCGCCGCCGATGATGAGGAACGCGAGTGGAGAGACGAAGGCGAGGACGTTGTTGACCGCTACCGCTCGGGTAAGGAAATGTCGTCTATTGGCCGGGAGAAGAAGTTTAACATCCTGTGGTCGAACACTGAAACCCTCAAGGGTGCGCTGTTTGCGAGGATGGCAAAGCCTGACATTCGCAGACGGTATTTAGACCGCGACCCCGCTGGCAAGCAAGTGTCTGAAATGCTTGAGCGGGCGTTGGAGTATTCTTCAGACGTATATGATGAGCGAGACATTATTGCGGGCGCGATAGAGGATTATCTGTTACCGGGCCGGGGCGTGGTCTGGGTGGTCAAAGAGGACATTATGATTGATGTCCCCACCGTTGATGAGTTTGGGTTTCCTACCGGCGAGACGGTTGAGGAGATTGGCGACCAGCGGGTGTTCTTTGAGTATGTGCATTGGGAAGACTACCGGGAAAGCCCAGCGAAGCGTCCAGAGGATGTCCGGTGGAAAGCCAGACGGCATTTGATGACACGGGATGACCTGGAAGAACTAACGCCAGAGCAGGCCGACAAAGTGCCGCTGAATTGGAGTCCGACAGAGAGCAGCAACTATGAGGCTGACGATGTATTCCGACGCGCCGAGGTCTGGGAAGTCTGGTGCGAGGATACCCGCAAGAGGTATTACATCGTCAAAGGCTACCCCGCCGTCCTGTTGGAAGAAGAAGACCCGTATGAGTTAGAAAACTTCTTCCCGACCCCGAAGCCTATCGTCTGCATCAAGACAAACGGCACGGGTGTCCCGGTTCCAGAGTTTCGGTTGTATGAAGACCAAGCCGATGAGCTAGACAGAATTACCACACGAATCGCAAAGCTCACGGATGGGTTACGGCGTAGGGGTATCTATGATGGGTCGGTTCCTGAGTTGGCAAAACTTGCAGAGGCGGCTGACAATACTTTCGTGCCAGCCGATAATTATGCGAATCTGGCTCAAAAGGGCGGCTTGGCCAATGCGATGCAGACTGAGGACATATCGCAAACGGCTGGCGTATTGTCCGGTCTTTACCAACAGCGGGCGCAGCTTATCCAGACTATTTATGAGGTCACAGGGATAAGTGACGTTATCAGGGGTTCCACAAATCCAAACGAAACGGCGACGGCCCAAAGGCTAAAGGGTCAGTTTGGGTCAATGCGCCTTAAGCAGAGGCAAGACCAAGTTCAAAGGTTTATCCGTGACCTGTATAGAATACGGGCTGAGTTGATTGCGGAACACTTCCAGCCCTACATCTTGCAGAACATGACCGGGCTACAAGTCACGCCGGAGATGCTTCAGATTATGCGGTCGGACAAGTTGCGGTCTTATCGGATTGACA